GAGTTCTGTGGAACGGAGTTGAGTTATGATTGGGAGACTTTACGTTCCGAGATACAAACATCAGGACTACGACATTCAACACTGTCCGCTCAGATGCCATCGGAAAGCAGTTCCGTTGTGTCAAACGCAACAAATGGAATTGAACCACCTCGAGCCTTTCTGTCCACTAAGAAAAGCAAAAAGGGACCGCTCAAACAGATCGTTCCTCAGTTCGGTAGTCTCAAGACTAACTACACTCTTCTTTGGGACATGAAAGATAACGATGGTTACATCAAAATTGTCGCTGCTATGCAGAAGTTCTTTGACCAAGCAATTTCAGGCAACTGGAGTTATAATCCAGAGAACTATGAGAACAATGAGGTTCCAGTTTCTGCTATGGCAGGTGACTTCCTGAAAACATACAAGTATGGATGGAAGACTTCTTATTATCAAAATACATATGATACCAAGAGTGATGAACCACAACTAACAGAAGAGAAAAAAGAATCAATTCAAGACCTTTTAACCCAAATTCTAGAAACCGAGGAAGACGACTGTGACAGCTGCAAAATTTAGAACCAACGGCGAACCAATGAGTAGTAAAGTAGAAGGGATGACGGTGTTTAATACAGACATCGTTGACAGTACAAAACAAAAAATGTTCTTTGGACCTCCCTTGGGCGTCCAACGCTACGATAAATTCAAGTATCCTGTGTTTGATAAACTAACGCAATCACAACTTGGATTTTTCTGGCGTCCAGAAGAAGTGTCTTTACAAAAAGACCGCGCTGATTACCAAGTTCTAAATGAAGCACAGAAACACATCTTTACGTCAAATCTTAAATACCAGATCCTCCTTGACAGTGTACAAGGGCGTGGTCCTGGGATGGCTTTTATGCCATACTGCTCACTACCTGAGCTTGAAGCTGCTATGAATATTTGGCAGACCATGGAGATGATCCATAGTCGCTCTTATACTCATATTATTAAAAATGTATATGCTGACCCATCAGAAGTCTTTGACAAGATCCTAGAGGACGAGAAGATCCTCCAGAGAGCACAGTCAGTAACCCGTGCATACGACGAGTTTATTCAGTGTGCTCAAGTCTATGGCACAGGTAATATGTGGCGCGAAGACTGGAGAGGGTCACCATCTGCACAATGGGAAATTAATGACCTTAAAAGAAAACTATACCGAGCGGTTGCGAATGTCTATATCCTTGAAGGAATTAGATTTTACGTTTCGTTTGCTTGCTCTTTCGCCTTTGGCGAACTTAAATTACTGGAAGGATCTGCCAAGATCATCGGACTTATTGCAAGAGACGAAAGTCAACACATGACCATCACTCAGAACATCCTGAACAAGTGGCGCGACGGCGATGATCCTGAAATGGTAGAAATTGCTAAGGAAGAAGAAGAGAATGTCTATCAGATGTTCCGTGACTGTGTTGAGGAAGAAAAATCTTGGGCAGAATATCTGTTCAAAGATGGTTCTATCATTGGTCTCAACGACAAACTGCTTGCTAAGTACGTTGAATGGACAGCAAACCGTCGTCTAAAGTCTATTGGACTGAAGGCAATCTTTGATACTCCTATCAGCAACAATCCTCTTCCATGGACACAGCACTGGTTGTCCTCTAAAGGTATGCAGGTAGCACCACAGGAGACTGAGGTTGAGAGTTACTTGATTGGTAGTATCAAACAAGACGTTAAGAAGGACACGTTTGCTGGTTTCCAACTATGAAAATTATTGATGATGTGATGCCTACAATTATGCAGCATCAATTACATGAAATGACAACTAATACTGATTTTCATTGGTCCTTTCTTAATGATGTTACCTTTTGCAAAGAAGATTTTCTAGCAAGGAAGATGAATAAACCTAAAATTCCTGGGTTTAGTCATGTAGCATTTAATGAGTATCGACCACAGACTGACGTTATGCAATACATGTCTAGTATGGTACTATGCATGTCCGAAAAAGCAGGTACAAATCCTAATCAATTATTCAGAGTAAAGTTTGGTATGTATTTACCAATAAAAGATGCACCACTACATAACAATATGCATACGGATATGAAATGTCCTCACACAGTATGCTTATATTACGTTAATGACGCTGATGGTGATACTTTTTTCTTTGATAAAAACAGAGAAATTGTAGACAGAGTTACTCCAAAGAAAGGAAGAATGGTTGTCTTCGATGGACTGACATTACATGCTAGTTCGATGCCATCTAAAGACTATAGAATTTCCCTAAATTTAGGTTATGCGGATCCTAGACTGGTTCAAAAAGTATGACGAAAAATTCTTTGCCTGGTTGGAAGGTAAAAGCTCTCCAGGATCCATCAGTAAACGAGAAACAAGCGAGGATAATCATGGACGGTCCAAAATGTCTGACCGACGCATGGTTCCTAAGCGCAATGTACTTCAAATACCAGACCCATGGGATTAATGATTGATGATCTGGCAAATATTATACGCAAACATCAAAAAACTCTACCTAATATAGAACCACTTGATGTTGATGATGAGTTTGCACAGGTTTATACAGAAACTGAAGATGGAAATCTCAGTATTAAAAACGAAATGTTCAGTTGCACTGGACTTCGTAAAGTTCACTTAGAAATTGCATCACTAGGAAAACTAGATATCTTACACTGCATCTGGTATCCAGATCCAGAGTTCAATCTGCCTATTTTTGGTGCAGATATTGTCGCTAATAATAATGTTTGCAGTGCCGCTATCACAGACATCTCTCCTGTAGATGGTATCGGACACTCAATCTATGAAGAGATTGCAGATATCAGCAGATATTATGGATTTAAGCACAATAGAGACATCCCACAGTGGGGTGAAATTTTCTCTCCTTACTGTAAGTTTGCCAGACTGGAAGACGATGAAGATAGAGAGACTTTTTGCCACGTTGTTAACGAATATCTAGACAAATTTGTTAGTGCAGTGTGGAGATCTACTATCAATTACAATAGAGCAGATGAAAGATACAATGCACAGATAAACTACTGCCAAAAACAGAAGTTAAACGACAAAACTAGACGTATTCTTGCAAATTATTTTGGTGATAGGTGGGCAGATCTATACATCAATGAAGTGTTATTTGATGAACCATAAATAATCTCAGTTCATACATGGGACAGTGATTGATTATGAAAATCCGTGGTTACTTGGAGGATCACCTTTTCTATCTGAGAACATTGACGGCATGTACGGTTTTGTCTACAGGATTACTAATATACAATCAGGTAAACAATATATCGGTCGCAAATATTTCTGGCAGAAACGCAAACCAAAAGGTGGAAAGCGAAGGGTCACTTCAGAAAGTGATTGGAAGCGGTACTATGGGTCATGTCCCGAACTCAAAGACGATATCAAACTCTTGGGAAAAGAATTTTTCACCAGGGAAATCCTATCCACTCACAATACCCCAGGGAAAACCAACTATGAAGAAACAAGACAACTTTTTCTTCACGACGTTCTGACAAAAGCACTTGACAACGGCGATCCCGCCTACTATAATTCAAACATCCTCGGTCGTTACTATAGGAAAGACTATTTTGATTTTGGAAATGCTACTGGCACTGACGCCTGCTGACTATGCTCACCTTGCTAAGGTGGTCAAAGTAGAGGCAGCGCCTAATACCATGGATGAATACTGTGTTGCAGTATCAGTCCTGAACAGGGTCAAGTCGCCTAAATTCCCTAACAATGTATCTGGTGTGGTGTATGCACCTGGACAGTATGAAGGGATGTGGCGTAGCAAACCTATGGTAGACTATTCCTTGGTTGAGAGATTGAAAGACAAATCCAAGATGCTTTCTGCATATAGCATCATTGGAGACAGAACTGATTTTAAGGGACAGAGTATGCTAAGGTATCGTGTGGCATCACAGGATCCTATGTGTAGCAACAACGGAAACTTCTACCATTACTACTGGCAGTCATGATCTTGCGAGCACTAAAAAAACTCACCAAACCATTCACTGGCATCCCTGCACCTAAAGTGCTCAAAGATGACCCTTGGTTTGGTCCTGCTCCTATTCTCTCAGAAAAACAGAGAGAGTATGTTGAGATGCGTAAGGCATTAGAGAGTGAAAAACTTCTCCTCCCAGAAGAAGAAGATCAACCACGCAAAGAGGTAGACAACATTCACGAAGTGATGTATAATATTGCTACTGGCAACGGTAAAACTACTACACAACTCGACCCTCTTCCAGAGTTGGGTGGTGGTTCCGAAAACTTCCAGTCTGGTCCTGGCGGATGGATGTCAGGTACAGGTTACGGTCAGTTTGGTAAGCATCGCTGATCCAATTGGGCACGTAGCATAATGGATAATGCAATCGCCTTCTAAGCGATCGATTGCTGGTTCGACCCCAGCCGTGCCTGTTCTATCTCATTATTATGACCACGATATCTGCTGCAATTTACCCTCTATTTTCCTCTCCTCTAGCATCAATTGATGTCCGAGTAGATCTATCCAGATTAGCAGAGATACAGCAGTTTGAATATCAAAAAACAAATGAGATAGGTTCTAGAGAAACTTACATTACCAAGAACAATAAAGTATTAAACTACTATCAAGCAGAAGCAGAGATGCTCTTAGAGTATTTTTGCTACTACAAAGATGAACATCTAAAGTTTCTTTCTACAGACTTTAGAATTACTACATCATGGGGTACTAAGACAAATCCTGGCGGATACTCTCAGTATCATAACCATAAAAACTCTGCATTTAGTGGTGTATTTTACTACGATGATGTATCTGGTGGAGAAATAGAGTTTGCATCAACAAACCTAGATCCACAATCATTTCAATTCAACACACCATCAGAAGTAAACTTACTAAATGCTAAGTTATTCCCTTACAAACCTAGAAAAAATACTTTATTGTTCTTCCCAAGTTATCTTATACATAGGGTAACTACAAATACATCTCCAAATGCCAGGTACTCACTGGCATTTAATCTTATACCAACTGGAGAAATTAGTGCAGGAGATTCTTCTGTAAGTTTTTAATAAGTCGTTGTGGCGGAATTGGTAGACGCGCTGGGTTTAGGTTCCAGTGGGGTATCCCGTGGAGGTTCAAGTCCTCTCAGCGACATTAGGGTGAATAGCTCAGCGGTAGAGCATCTCCTTTACACGGAGGCGGTCGGGGGTTCAATCCCCTCTTCACCCATTCTCATAAGAGGTTAAATGCTTAACAATGTTAACAGCAAGATGCAAGGCATGTCGCAAAGAACTGACAAGCACTAGCAAAGTTCAGTTCTGCGGATGTCCTAATCAGATGAAAGTAGTAGATGATACGGTTGGTGCGATTGATTTAAGTCAAGTTGTGTTAGTCAATCATGAAAAGAATATTAAATATAACGGAATTCTTACACCTGAGGACCTAAAATACCAAGAGGAACGACGCAAACGCAAGGTCCGCCGCATCAATTTTGAGGAACGCTAATGATTAACCTAGACGAACGCTTTCACAGCTACTTACATACCGACAAATGCTTTGTAATCGATGGAGCA